GGAATAGAGATTAAGAGAGTTATATCTTTCAAAAATTGCGTCATAAATAAGAAGATTCAGATTATTGTTGTCGATACTTTAAATCTAACTTTGTATATTAAGACATTCTTTGATCTAAGTGTGTGTGCTACTTGGTGGGATTCAACTACAAATAGATTTGAGACACTTGATCCAGAATATACTAAGCGCAAGGAAATGTATATTCTGGAATCGTGTGAGGAATTAGTAAAGATTCGTCGCATACGAAAATATACTGATCGTGGTTTTAGAATTATTAGAAAACCTTGTATAGTCATTTCACATAGAGACTTGCGTCTAGATCTAGATTCTGAAAAATTTAACGATATTATTGTACACAATATCGTTACATTAGAAGATATTCCTATTAGGGACTTTCTGCATAGCACTGAATGGAACATTATCATTAAGGCTGGTGAGCAGTACTATGGATTTGACCGCAATGAATTAGTAAAGTGTATGGCTACAAAGAAAACATATGTGCGTTGTATTGATGACGAAGTCTACGAAACGCCTTTTAAACAGTGTATTACAACAGAAGCCTTTAAATATTTAGAATATGGGGACTATAGTATATATGAGTTGGAGAGCACTATTACAGTAACAGTAAATGGAACAATTAAATCGTTATTTCATCTCGTTTGTTATTCGGTTAGACAATGGATTAATGACTCGATAGGAATCACATTGTCTCCTGTCATTTGTATTTGAAACGACTATAAAAATTGAAAACTATTTTTATTAGATTTAATAATGAGAAAATGTTTAACCTCATTATATCATTATTCCAATATATATTGTCTTGGTATGTAATAAACGATGACGAAACACCCCGTATAAAATCTATGCGTTACAGACTTCATCATGAAATTATACAAAAAAAGATAAACGAGGTCATTGTGTTCGGATTTGTTACCAGAAATATGCCCGAATTTGAAGAAGATGAGCACTGGGCAGTAGAGTTGAGTAACGGCGAACGCCAGATACAAGCGATAAACTGTAGAGTATGCGGAGAATACAAGTATCCATTTCGTAATAATAATGAAAAAATACAATGTCAATGTGTTATTACGACTATCAGGGATATAATATCTATGGCGACGAACTCTACAGATAGAACTCTACTGATCTAATATCTTGAAATTGTACAAACAACTAAAATATTTTTACTAAAAATTGAAGTAGCATTGATTTATAGGAAAAAGGTGTAACATGACGACCACATTTTCCAAAACTATCCAAACCTTCCTTACCCAACTTAGTAAGAATCCTGCCCTACTTCGCAGAGAGGTAGTGCCAGGCCTTACTAGCATAAAGAAGCGACTTCACAGTCAAGGTGATGCTAACTCACAAGGCACTGGTAACCAGGTAACAGACCAGGAAACCTGTTTCGCGGCAACACTTGAAGAAAGCGGCTTTAAATATTCATCTGATATTATGCCGCCAGTTAATGCGGGGCTGTATTATATTTACCAAGTAAATGGCACTCAGCGGTCAATTGACTTCCAAGCATACGATTGGGTTGACGGTTCAAAGCGATCATTACTTAATTTTGACCTTAAGCACACAAAGACTGAGACCTTCTTTCTCAACGATGGATGGTTTCATGAGAACATTGTATACGTTATCTCGTGGATGAGGAAGACATCTGCGTATAGAAAGAAGAAAGTTGAAGAGGCTGCTACTTTTATAGCACTAGGCCAACATATTCCTAGTAGAGAAGAGGCCTTACTATATGAAGAGCTATGCGAAATAAAGAAAAAATATAATACTGATTACAAGGGTGCGGGGAGCTTTCACTGCTATTTGCGGTTTGCGAATACATACAAATGCGACCGTTTTACACCTGAATTTAGTGAAGAGTGTTTGACTCTTTCAAACAGGTTTGTAGAAGGGCTTTAGAATAGCTGTTGTATAAAATTGATAAAGAATTGCTCTGAATCAGATGTAGGATGGATTGCTTATTTGGCTGTTTTCCTAGTTATCGTATATGGTATAAGAAAGATGGACATATGAAGTACTTCTTCATTAATCATACACAGCATGAGGTATTCAGAATTAATAGGAAAAATACAATCTTTACAGAAATTGAGGCCGCGTATAAATATTTTCCTAAATGGTTGCCCACAGATGATATTCATATATTTGGTACATGTGATGAATGTTGTTATTAAAAATTGAAAACATTATATTTTTATTAGAATGATACATCCTCCAATTATACATAATAACATGAAATTCTGGCAACTAAGTAGCATTACTAGTCGCATAGTTATGATCACTGTATGTATATCTATGCTGGCTACAAGACCAATCGGCGACGATAAGCCAAATAAGGCAAATAAAGTACGCAATAATAAACTCACTCCACAAGACCCCACTATTCAATAATTTACAATCTAATACTAGGAAAAAATTGAAATCACCGATGTATTTAAATATTTTTGCTAGATGTATAATCCGTCATATAAATATTATATGTAATAATTAGAATATGTCTCATCCTCTGATTATAACTATAATTGATGAGCAAGAAGAAGATTTGTCTGAAATAGTACAGGTTTCACAAATTACATATCATTCTATTTCTCCTAAGCATTTCTCTATTTACTATTCTCCATTTAAGGGTCTTATTGTACTTGAAATGGATATTTCACTATTCTATATTTCATGTGCTGAATCGCATAATCTTACAATTCGACAAATTATTCATGGTCTAGGCTATACAAATGTACAAATATTTGTGGATTGGACTGAGAATGGTGTTCTAGATCATGTTCTAGATGTAGCGGCTCAACATGTTGTAGTAAACCAGATTAGTATATATCCACCCGATTATCATGTTTCTAGACCTAATAACAACATTATATCTCAAGAAAAGGGCTTTTGTAGCTTACAATAATATTATTTTTGGTGAAAATTGATTACAATTATTTCTCAGAAATAATTAACGTGAATAATGCCTCGTCCAAAAAAACGTCCAGTTGTTGCCAAGACCGCTATTAGTCTATTTAGTGGCGCGGGCGGAGACTCGCTCGGATTAAAACAGGCGGGCTATAATGTTGTAGCCTTCTCTGAATTTAAAAAACCCGCTATTAACACCCATCTTAAAGAATTTCCCGCTTCCAGACTTTTAACCTGCTCCCTGTCGGCTTCCACTGATATTACCAAGATTCCTGATGAAACATTTGAATACTACTTAGGACAAGTAGATGTTATATTTTCAGGATTCCCTTGCTTTACAGCAGGTACACTTGTTCTAACTAATAATGGTTATAAAGAGATTCAAGATGTATCTCTTGATGATACTCTTCTAACACATACTGGTAAATTTCAGAATATTATTAATCTTCAGCAAAAAATATATACTGGTATTTTATACGATATAGATATAGAACATCATCCAGAAGTTATAACCGCCACCGCAGATCACCCTTTCTATGTTCGTGAGAAAAAGAAGATTTTGGATACACTTCAACTATCTACTTCATATATATTTGATAAACCAGTCTGGAAAAACGCGTCACAACTGACAATGGATGACTATTATGGAATGGTTATCAATTCACAAGAAGATATTCCACTATTTAGATTTGATACAGACGTACATAAAAAACTTATTATTCTTGATAATATAAATCAATGGTTTATGATTGGATACTTTATTGGGAGCGTCAAAGGCGGCTGGATTGAAGACTATAATACTATCTGTTTTAAGTTTAGCAATGATGTCGATGATTTTGATACTATTACTAGAATTAAAAAAGTTTTACCAATTACTTATAGGAATAATAATTTAGATTCATCAATTACATATAGTTGTATAGATTCATCATGGCATCACATCTTGAAGGATTTCAGAAAAAACACTGAAAATATATCCACCAATGTAATCCCTGAATGGATTCAAAATGCGCCTAAGGACTTTATTAAAACATTCATAGATGGCTATTTAGCTGCTAATATATATAATAATGGTAATTCCATCTTTACAATATCTTCGCGTAATATAGTATATGGCCTTCAACGTCTGTATCTTAAACTTGGTCAACTGCTCAAGATTGATACAATAATTCAAGAAAATATTAGTGTATTCTATCTTAGTATTAATGTAAATAAATCAAAGTTCCCTTCATTTATTGAAGAAGGCTATGTATGGTGCTCCCCTGTTACAATTATATCAAGAAAAATATACAATGAGCCCGTGTACAATTTCGAAGTAGCTGTCGATAATAGTTATATTGTATGTAATACAATTGTTCATAATTGTCAGGGGTTTTCAAACGCGGGCAAGAAACGGGCAGATGATCCACGCAATGAGCTTGTAAATGAGTTTGTCCGTGTTGTAAATACCGTCAAGCCCCGCTACATAATTGGTGAGAATGTACATGGGCTTCTTTCACGACAGGGCAATGACCCTGTTACTAAAAAGTTGCGGCCCATTATTGATATCATTCGTGATTTATTTTCGGCTATTGGGTATAATATTACATATAAAGTTCTGAAAGCAACCGATTTTGGAGTCCCTCAGGAGCGTAAACGGCTCATTATCATTGGCGTTCCAATGAGCGGTGTTAAAGGCGCGCTTTATCCTCATATGCCATGGGATTCACTCAGTAGTCCTACTTTTCCAAAAGCTACCAGTATTAGAGGATTTCTTGAAACACACTTAGATGGCGCTGTAGCTTTTAAAGAAGAGAATATTCCTGAGGGGCTGTTAAGACATTATTGGATTATAACTAAGGATAAGGAGGTATTAGGAAAACCGCATCCAAATCTTCTTCGTCTTAATGGCGGAATTCGTAATAAGTCCTCAAAGGAGAAGGCGGTAGATGGAGTAGATGATGACCCAGTTACAGTCGAGGGCGGCCTAATTTCATTTGGAGTTAGACGGAGCGCGTATCATGGTCAGATTCTGGATCCAGATATGCCGTGTAAAACTATCATTTGTACATATGGAACCTGTCCACGTTTATTTGTCGGTCTTCATAATCCAGATGAAGGCAAATTCTGGGTTCGCTGTCTTTCTATAAAGGAACTTGGGCAAATTCAAGGATTTCCAGCAGAATATCAATGGCAAGGAAACGAAAAAGAAATTATT